ATGGCGTTTACCGTAGCAATTGACGGTCCGGCAGCAGCGGGCAAAGGCACCATCGCCCGCGCAATCGCCGTCGAGTTCGGCTTCCGCCATCTGGACACCGGGCTCCTCTACCGGGCCACAGGGGCTCGGGTTCTGGCGGGCGAAGATGCGATTGCCGCCGCGCGGTCGCTCCTGCCCGAGCATCTTGAGGCCGATGGCCTGCGCAATGAGAAGGTCGCGGAGGCCGCGTCACAAGTTGCCGCTCTGCCCGAGGTTCGGGAGGCTCTGGTGGCGTTCCAGCGGCGCTTTGCGCGATTCGAGCCCGGAGCGGTCCTAGACGGGCGGGATATTGGCACGGTGATTTGTCCCGAGGCGGAGGTGAAGCTCTTTGTCACCGCCTCCGCCGAGACACGCGCCGCTCGCCGCCACGCGGAACTCGGCGGGGACTACGAGGTGGTACTAGAGGATGTGCGCCGCCGCGACGCCCGTGACATGGGCCGCGCCGACGCGCCCCTGCGCCCGGCAGATGACGCTGTCCTGCTCGATACAACCGAGATGAGCATCGACGACGCCGTCAAGGTCGCCCGTGCTGCCGTGTTAGTAAAGCTCTGAAATGGGGCACTATCGACGGCAAAAGAGCCTTGTACCCGGTGCGATGACGGACTAAATCCCGTCAAGAGGGCTGTCACCACGGGCTCTCACGAAAAGGCGAGTTGGCGGAGTGGTGACGCAGCGGATTGCAAATCCGTGTACACCGGTTCGATTCCGGTACTCGCCTCCATTTATTTTTAAGCACTTAGCGGATTTTTCGCTTCAGCTTGAAATCGCGTCTAAGCAAATGTCTAAACATTCTGTTTTTGTTCTGTTCGTTTGTCGGACCAAGAACGGGGTGTGGCGTTATGGCTTTTTGCGGCGACTTTGGGCTTCGATTGCCCGCACGCGCTGACGGATTTGCTGGGTGTAGTGTGCGACCATCTTGGGGCTTTGCCCGGTGACTGCGGCCACCAGTTCGTCGTTGCACCCCGCTTCGACCAGTTCGCAGGCCGCGTTGTAGCGCCAACTGTGAATGTCGAAGTCCAGCGCCCCGATGTCTTCCCTGATTTTCCGAATGGCCTGCGAAGCGCCGCGATATGACCAGCGATTGGTCGCGCGGTGATTTGTCAGCATAAACAGTGACCGGCGTGGTGCCGCGTCCAGCGCTTCCTGAAGCGCGGGCACGATGGGTACCCAAAGCCGTTTCCCGGTCTTATTCTGTTTGACCGTGATTCCCCCGTCCTGAATGTCGCCCCACCGCATTTCCAGCACATCACCGATGCGCTGGCCGGACCCAAGGCACAACTCCATCAGCAGGCGTTCGCGGGTGCCAAGGGGGGCTGCTTCGCGGAAGTCGTCTATCAGGCTTTGCGGCCATGGCAGGCGTGGGTCAGTGTCCACCTTCAGCAGCGACACGCCCTTGGCGGGGTTATCAGTACGCCACCCAAGATCGATGCAGTGTTCCATCAGGATGCGGATGACCTTCACCGCGTAGTTCGCGAAGTACGGCTTTTCAGCGTTCTGGTCGCGCAGGCGGATCACATCCTTGCGCTGCAGGTTGGCCGGGTTCAGTGGCCCAAACCGTTCGTCAATAAAGGCGGTGTATTTGTCGTAATCCATCGCTGTGCGCGGCTTCAAATTCCGATAGCGTGGCGACTTGTGGTAGCTGCGAATGAGCGCGGAAAAGCTGCGGCGCAGGACTTTGGGCTGTTCGTCACCCTTCAGGATGGCGGCATATTCGGCCCAAAATTCAGGGGTTCCGAAATCCGCTTTGATCTTTTGCGAGGGCCACCCGCGCCGTTGAAAATAAAGCCCATTGCGTTGTCGGTATATGAATTTAGGAAGCTCCCGCTTTGTCATATCGCATATCCACTTTGTCAAATTCCGAAAGGTTTTCCGGTGCCGTTTCTAATTCTAACTCGATTCGTTTTCCCTCGATCACCACGCGCTTGACAACCCGCCCTTCGGCTTCGAAGGCTTTCAGGTAGTTCAGGGCTTTCTTTTCGGCTGTCATGGCTGGCATGGCGCGTCCCCTTCCAGCGGGCCGCGTGGCACCTCGTTCCAGTGCTGTCCGTCCAGTGATCGCCCTGCGGCATTCCTTTGAATTGCGGTGCGTCCCCATTGCTCGGCTGCGGCGGCGGCGATGCCGGGGAAGGTCGCGCTGCGGATCTTCCAGCGGTCTGGCCCGGGCGATGCACGATGGATCGCTGACCAGCGCTTATGGTCTTCGGTGCCGCTTTTCGGCGGTGTCAGGCGGTTTGTGGCCGTCAGCGGCGGCAGCCCGTGCAGATAGAAGCTCGTGGCCTTGAAGGCCCGGTCTCCAAACCACCATGGCTGGACGGTCTGCGCGGGCGGGCAGTAGTTCTCGATCCGTGCCTTCGCGTGCTTATGCATCACCGGATTCTCCACCGCCCGCAGGGGGATCGGCGCATTCCAGCAAGCCGAGAACAGCGCCGCACCTTCATCGAGTTCGGCCCACATGTGATCGAGGCTGCGACCACGCGGAGGCACATGAAGCCAGCGCACGCCGCTGTTACACAGCCGGGTGCAAGGCGGGTGCATGACGCACAGGAGATCCCAGAAGGGGTCCTGCATCAGGTGCCGGATATCGTCCCGGATATGGCGGTTGCTGGGCCGGTCCGGCGGCAGGATGTCACAGGAAAAGGCATTGAAGCCTCGTGCAAGAAACGCCTCTCGCATGGTCCCGGAGGTCTCGCATCCGATCAGAACGTTGATGTCAGCAGGGTCGATCATGGCGGGTTCCGGTGATCAGAAAAAAGGCCGGCGGGACGCAGGGAGGAGGTCGCCCCGCCGGAGGGAACCGGTGCCGGGAGGAGAGTGGCGCCGGTGTTCTTGTGTCAGTCAGTTGACATCACATGACCTGCGTCGGGGCTGTCGGGCTGGGTCAGTATCTGCAGAGGCGTCAGATCGCTGTGGAGAACGGTCGCGGCGTAGAGCACCACCAGAACGATGAGCATGATGCCGGTGGCGCAGGGACCTGCGGCGACCAGTGCGATGCCGTCCCGCAGGTCCTCGAGGCTGGCCTGCCGACTGATATCGACGGTCCAATCATCGGCCATGGGTATGCCTCCCCACAAAGTCGGAGAACGTCTCAGCGCGAGCGATGCAGGCGCAGGCGATTTCGAGATCCTCGTCGGTCTGCGCCCGCTCTTTCATGAGGCGCGCGTAGCAGAGCGGAACATATGCCATGTGCGGACGCTCATTGCCCTCGCAGGCGAGAAGGATGTTTGTGAATGCAGCCTGATAGGTCGGGCGATCACCGCCGTCCGGCAGCCGATCGAGGGCTCGGATCATGCTGGCCGCGATTGTCTGTGCGAGAACCTCAGGTGGCATGAACTGGCGGGGAGAAGCCGTCAGCATGTGGCCCTCCCATCTTGAGAGGGGACCGGCTTGATCGTGAGAGGGCCGGTCGCGAGAATGCCGTGCTGGCGCTGTAAGGCGCTGCGGATCGCGACGCTCAAGCGACGCTGCGGGGTGGCCTTGTCGAGTAGGATCACCAGCTCGCCGGGCTTTCCGGAGGGTGTGCGGTATCGGGCGGCGTATCGCCCGAGATGGGTGACGGGGCTCATTGGGCGCCCTCAACAGCAGAGCGGGCCACCAGACGGAAGTTCCAGTCCTCACCACGCGCACGGGCGCGTTTCTCCAGCGTCTCAGCCTGAGACCGGCTGCCGCTCCAGGCGTAGGCGCTGGTGCCGGTCAGGCCCGCACCGCTCAGGTGGAGAAACTTCCCGGTGATGCGATCGATCAGCCGGTAGGTTTTCGGCGCGCCAAGGTGGAAAGGAACGCCGCTATGGCGCGGACGCACGGGCGGCAAGGCGGTGTGATCGAAATCCATAAGTGTGCTCCCAACAATGAACCGCGATCTGCCTGAGGCATCTTCGGCGGATGGGAACTTGATAATAAGGGACTTATGTCCCTGTCAATACGAATAAGAGACAAATGTCCCTGATGTCTTTAGATGTTGCCAGGGTGCATGTGGTGGCCATTCATGCAACCATCAGGTTGCATAACACCGAAGTGTTCTTTAATTGTTCCGACGGGGTTATTCGAGGGGCAGGGTTCGTGTCGAAGAGTTCCGATGCATTTCATCCAGATGATGTAGCGAAGAAACTAGCAGAGATTATCGATCAGACCGATCCCGCGACTCGATCTGAGCTCTTGCGGCATTTCGCAGAAACTGAAGCTCTTCAGGTTGCAATTGGTGCAGAAGGGAGAGCAATTCAACGTCTTGATCTGCTTTGTCGCCGTTGACGAACTGGTCTATCGTTTTGCCGAAATGCCGCGCGATACGTATCGCGTCTTCGACATTTGTCGTCGCAGTGTCGCGTTGCTTTAACTTTTTCAGTTGCTCGTAAGAAACCCCGGATCCTTTCGACACGGAAGATAGAGAGTCTCCGGTCTGGCTCAGCGCCTCTAGAAATGCATTTCGGAACGTTCTTTCCATGATTGGACTATAGTCCCTAAGGTTGGTGCGTCGCATCAGGACAAAAGGCCCTTGACAGATTGGGACAAAAGTCCCCAATTGTGCGGCATGCTGACCGATCTCATCATTACGTTCATCGAGGAGCAGTCACGGAGGCGCGGCATCGCGCCAGCAACCTTCTGTGGCATGTCGGTGGGGAACAATCGCGTCTACCGTACATTGAAAGCGGGCGGGACCTGCACGCTCGATGTTGTCGAGCGCATGACAGTTTGGGCTCGGGACAACGAGCCAAGAGTTGTCGGGTCTGAGGTCGAGCCATGACCGGAAATCTGGCTCAATCGTCCTCATCGGATAGTCTGCGTTTCAGTTCGATTTTCATCGGCGCTTCGCTCCGGGGTGGTCTGTGATGTTGCAACGCCATCATAGCCCGATCGCTCTGGACAAATCTTGTCCAGAAATCGCGCGAAACCCCATGCCTGTTGAAACGGATCAGACAGATCTGTCTGTGAGCCCGTCTGACCTGCAGGAGGTCGCCCGGCTGCGATTCGCAAACATGCTGCGCGCGTTGTTCCCGGAGGCGTCCGATGCCGAGGTCGCGCGGGCCTGTGCTGCGTATCTCGGATGCTCCCCCAAGACCGTCGAACGCTGGCTGGCACTGGAAACCGGGGCCTCGTTCGAAGCAGTGTTCGCGCTGGGGTGTCGGTTTGGGGTGTTCCGCACCGCCGAGCTGCTGACGCTCGGGCAAAGCCGTCACTCGGTTATGGCGCTGATCGGCAGGAGGGTGTTCCGTGCTCGACGGTAGCGACTTCACCTGGGTGCTCTATTCCGACGTTTCCGATGTGGCGGCGGATGTGCTGGTGTCGCGCGGGCGCCTGTGGGTGCTGAACACGCTCCTGCACTTCGCGGGCGGGTTCATCGGGATGATCCTGTCCTTCGGGTTTCCGGCGCTGGTGCGCCCCATGCTGGTGCTCCTCGGGGGCTACGTGGTGCTGCAAGGCGTCCAGCTCGTCTACTCTCCCGGCGATATCTGGAAGCTGGTGTCTGACAGCTTTGTCGATCTCCTCGCCCCGCTCTTCGGCATGGCGAGTGCGTGGTCGATCATGATGATGGAGGCGCGGCGCGATGCGTGACCTTCCGGATCCGACCGCCCCGGCAGATGCCGAGTGGGTGCCATATGGCCAGCATCCGGACGACACGCCCGATTGGCTGTGCCCGATCGCCTGCCGGAACCTCTGGATCAAGATCCTCGCGGATTTCTGGGATGCGAGTTTCAACCCGAAAGGCTTTCGGGTCTCGCAGGGTCAGCATGTTGAGCGTGAGGCGGTTCTGCGCTGGTTTGGTACAGATGATTTCGGCGAAGTCTGCATGCTGGCAGGCTTCGATCCCGTCGCAATTCTTCAAAGCTGGCGGCGGCACCAGAAGGTCTATGAGCAGACCGGGGTGCGCCCTGCCTTTGCCTCTTCGCACCGAAAGCGGGCCTATGGGTAAGCGCAGCGCATATCCGCGGCGCAGGCTCGACTGCTATGACACGCCGCCTGAGGCGGTGGTCCCGCTGATCGGACATCTGGCACCCGGTGTGCGCTATTGGGAGCCTTGCGCGGGTTCCGGCGCGCTTCTTACTGCTCTGGCTGGGCATGCGATGTGCGTGGGTGCGACTGACATCGAGCCGCGTAGTCGTCTTGTGCGTCGCGCGGCGGCGGAGGCGCTGACGGCGCGGCGGATCGCCAAGGCAGGCCCGGAGACCTTCATCACGAACCCGCCCTATCCTTCGAACGGCTCCAAAGGCGAGCCCACGCTCGGCCTGATCCGGCATCTGGCCGCGATCCTGCCTACGTGGATGCTGCTGCCCTTCGATTTCACCGCGAACCAGTACTTCGCCAGCGTGGCGCCGATCTGCGCCAAGATCCTGCCGATCGGCCGCGTCTCGTGGATGTTCAATGGCAAGGGCGGAAACGAGAACTCCGCCTGGGTGCTGTTTGACGCCGCCCATGTCGGCCCGACCCGGTTCTTTGCCCGACAGCATTGCGAACGGAGGGTGTGTCATGGGGTTTAAACCCGTTCGACATGCGAGTGGACAGAGCCGCGTTCAGTGCATCTGCGACGATTGCGGACGCGAAGAAGTCGTCTGCGCAGATTTCCAGAACAGAAACGGCTTTGCGAAGCAGGCTGTCCCTAAGCTTCAGAAAATCGGTTGGGCCTATGTGTCCAGACGGCTGCGGTGCCTCTCTTGCGAGGCCAAGCGAAAGGCAAATCATATGAAGGACAAGGTCGAAACCGTTGTTGAGAAGCCCGACGCGCCGAAAGAGCCCTCACGCGCGCAAAAGCGAGAGATCATTCTGTGGCTGGGCGAAGCCTATGACGCCGCCAAAGGATGCTACGTCGCCGGGGAAACCGATCACACCGTGGCGGAAACGCTGAATGTCATGCCGGGCTGGGTTGTAAATATCCGGGAAGAATTCTTCGGACCAGATGGAAGCAACGAAGATCTCGCCGCTTTGAAGCAGGACATCGCCGCGCAGATCACCGCGGTTGAGGCGTTCCAGAAAGACCTGCAGGCCCGGCTGTTGCAGATCGGTTCCGATCTCGGCGGCATGAAAGCCCTGCGCGACCGTCTGGCGAAGATCGAGCAAGCGGTCGGGCCGCGCGTGATGAAGAGGGTCAGCTGATGGGCGCGCTCGTGGCAATCAATGGTCCGGTCGATGCGAATGATCTCCCGGAGTATCCGCTGGATGAAGACGATAACCTGTCCGGTCATACGTTCATCGCCTGGGACATTGATGACTGGCTCTATTCGGACATGCGGTCAAAGGGGACTGAGGAGTGTCGGGCGCTGTATTTCGACCTCATTGTGCTCTCGCAGAAGCAAAAGCCGGTCGGCACGCTGCCCCGCGATATGGAGAGTCTCGCCAAGTGGCTTTCTGTCGAGACCTCGCGGTTCACGCGGCTCTGCGATATGGAATACGGCCCCCTGCACAGATGGACCCGCTGCCGCTGCGGGTCCGAGATCCGTCTGATGCACCCGAGGGTGACGAAGATGGTTCTGGAGGCACTGAGCCGCAAGCACGCGAACCGGGCGCGGAACGACGCGGCGAATGCCAGCAAGCGCAAGGAACGGCTCAGGATTACCGTGGCTCAGTATCACGCCGATCTGGCAAAGAACGACGCCGCCATACTCTGGATGGATGAATATCTGGTGGAGAAAGGCGTCGGCTATCGGACCGCGAAGTGGATCGAAAAAGCCATCGGCGCATGGTCTGCCCACATGATGGAATTGCGGGGCGCGCGGCCTCGCTGAGATTGGCAACAGAATTTCCCGAAATGGCAACACGACACTTTTGGACAGTCTTGGAAATTTCCGAAGTGTCGCGTTCGACAGGGACATAACAAATATAAAACAGAGACATAGGAAATTCGCTCCAATTGAGACCAGAGCATGATTTGAGACCAAGCAGATGCGGAGAAGAAGGGACAGGACCGATGGACAGCACGAGGCAGGCTGAGGGCGAGAAGCGGGTGAAGGAGCTGCTGATCGATCCCTTGTTAAGACGGGGGCTGGCGCGACCAACCAGTCTGACGAAAGTACAGTTCGAGGCGATGACCGCAGATCTCTGCGCCCGGCTGGCTTATATGAGCGGGCCGAGCCTGATGGCACTGGAGGAACAGGTGGCCACTTCCCCCGGCGGCAAGGACAAGGACCGGTTCCCCATCGCCAACAGAATCCTCGAATGGGCGGCGCAGATCCAGCCGCCGGGTGATGATGCCTCGCCTCTGATCCGCGCTGTGTTTGCGAATGCGCTGGGTCAGGATGCTGTGGCCGAGGGCTGGGCGCCCGAGCTGCTGGCGGAGCTGCGCCACAACCGCCGCTGGCCCGGCGCCTTCGTCGTGAAGACCGTCAAGGACAAGGCGGCGCCCAACATCCGGCAGATGCAGATCTTGTCTGAGAAGCGGGCGCGTGGCGCTGCGCTCTCGTTTGAGGAAGAGCATTGGCACGGGCGCAGGAAAGCGGCGCTCGGGAAGTGCCGACAGATTGCCAAAATGAGCAGCGAGGGTGTGGCATGCTGATGACAAACGTGGTGGCGCAGGAGCTGCAGTGGTTCGCGTGTCGGGTCAAGCGGCGGCAGGTCGGCGGGATCCGCACGATGACAATTGGCGGTGAGATGGAAGCCTACAAAGATCGCAAAGGACGGTCCCGGACGCGGCGGGTCACCGGAACGGGGGATCGCGTTTTTGTGCCTGAGCACATTCTGCGGCGGGCCGGGTTCGAAGTATTCCTGCCGGTTAAAAAGGTCCTGCGCCGCAAGAACCGATTTGCGACCGATGAGAAGGTCCTCGTGTCGCAGCCGCTCCTCGTGGACTGGATCTTTGTCGGCTGGCAGGTCGGCGACTGCAGATGGGCCGATCTGATGGGGCTCAAGGTCGTGACTGGCGTGATGGGCACCGGAGGACGGCCGATCGCGATGCCGCCCGTCCGTATCGCTCAGCTCATGCGCCAATGGGGTGGGGGTGGTCTTTCGCCGGAATGCTGCCGGTATTGCAGGACAGCGCCCAAGCTCGTGCCGGGAGACGTCGCGCGGATCGTTGAAGGACCGCTGGAAGGCGCGCAAATCCGCATCATCGAACTTACTGGAGCCAGCGCAAAGGCGACGATGCAGCTGCTCGGCGGCGAGGTCGTGACCGAGATCCGGCAGGACCTTCTGGAAGTGGTGCGCTCCACCAGTTCCAGCGAAGCGACCTCGAAAAGCCCGGCATTATGTACCAAACGCACGGAATTGTTGCATAAGTCTGGCGACGTAGGATTCACTTTGTGAATCCCTGCCGTTATCCAGACGATCGCCGACCACGGTCGCATCGCCTGGCAAAAAGCAACCGGCTACGGTCAGCGCTTACGTGTTGAAGCTCAGATCGGCCGCTACAAGCAGTGACGGGACCTGAGCTACGAGGCCGAAATATGGGGACCCAGACACCCGAGGCCCTGATCGCCATCGCCCTCTCCACCCGGATGACTGACCTAGGTCGATCGTCCTGTGAGTTCATCATCGGAAAGGGCGGGCAAACGTGCGAATGCGCCCCGAGTTTTTCTATGCAGCACGCTCGCTATAGATATGTTTTCCGTTCTTCGTGATGCGGTGAACCAATTTCTCAGCCCGTCGTCCTGAAAGGATTTTGCGGGCAGCGGCTGACGAGGCGGTCGGCTGCTCTACCAGATCGGGGAAGAGAGTCAGGATTTCCAGCCTGGCTTCGGGAGAAACAGACTTCAGAACCTCGGGCCCGGTGAAAAGGGATTCCGTTTCAGCGCCGTTGGACCAGACGATCTCGTGTTGGTCGAAAAGAAAATGAACATAGGTTACGGTTTCACGTTCCGACGCCAATTCGATACCGTCGCAAGCCAGTAGTTTCTTCGCTGGCAGCAACACTTCGTCCGTAGTTGTCATCCGTCGCGCGATTTCGGACTTTACAACGATCCGGTGTTGCTGCGACACCTCAAGGTCACGTCTTGGCAGACCGCAGCCCAACGAACCCGCGTTGACGCGCACGGGTACCAACTGCTCTGAGTCCGGGCCAGTACCAATCGGGATGGTGGTGCTTTCGATCCAAAGGATTGGCTTTGGTCCATTATCTTTGGTCAAGACCAAGTCGCCTTCGCGCAGTTGCTCGACCGGAACCTCGCCATTATCGGTCGCAATCAGCGTACCCGCCACAAAGCAAGCAACCCAGGGGGCGTCGACCAGTTCGGGCTCAAGGGGGCGGTAATACTGGACAAAGCCAAGTTGAATGCTCTGAATATCCGCCCGCGTGTATCCCGCGCCCTGCAGGGTTTGCAGATCCGTATCGCGAAGCGTCAGTTGCACCCGCCCGTCGACCAACTCCTGGCCTCGGACGTTGAAGTTGAAGATAATCGGCCCGCTGCCGTTATTCATGGTAAAGAGAGTATTCGTGAACTCCACATGTGTCTCGATCTGGATGAGATTGGTTCCATTGACCAAAACGCCTTCGTCGGCAGTCGGAGTCCAGGTCGGGCCGTCATTAGGACCGAGATCATCAGTGTCCATGATCTGAGAGTCTGAAACCTGTGGCCCCAGCGTGTCGTCCTGCAGCTGATATGTCGTGTCGTCCCAGGTACTCAGATCGACGAAGGTGCCGCTGAGATCCTCGATTCCAGCAATCCCTAAGGACGATAACGTGCCGAGATCCCAAACATCATAGTTGTACTGTACCAGTGCCATCGCGTATCACGTTAACCCTACATAGCCTCAGTGTGGCGGCCTCAATCTGAAACCGTCGCGCCTTCTGGCACAAATCTGAGTAGCAGGGTACCTCTCCTATCGTGATCAGACGTATTATGAGGTTTCTGTGATCGACAAGCCCGAACCGGTTTGGCGGTTCAGGTCAGCGATCAGGATCTGGCGCTGAGCAGCCCGTAGGTTGCAGGCGATTATTGGTACGCCATAGGGTGAGCTATTTTTAAGTCTCGTGTCCCGGCGACAAATAGCGACCGTCCAGCATTCCCGCTCTGACCGGTGCCGCAACAGAGGGGGGAATACCGGACGCTCAGCGAGGATTGCGCCTATGTGACACTCGACCTTGCTCCCTGGTCGGGGATCATTTGGCAATGTCTTACTGCGTTTGATGCATAACGCCGTACAAATTTGTTGACGAATTGAGGCGGCGGGGAATACGAATTGGGCGCCACTAATACCGAGTCCCTGGCGGAAGTGCTTCGGCGTCATGCAGCTAGACCGAGTAGGTGGGGTGAGTGCTCGATAGCGCCACACGTCGTGATTTAGGTGAGTGGAAACCTGAAGATCACGCATGAGATCACTGTGTCCAACGGCCCGGCTGCAAAGCGCGGGCCTTTTTCATGTCCAAAGTGCAGGTGACGGAGGCGGCGATGATCCGTGTCGGCGATGTAGACGTCAAAGGTCTCACCAGCTTCGGTAATATGCTGGGCGCCCTTGGCGATGATGCTCCGAAAGCGGTCAACCGTGCGATCAACCGCACAGGCGACATGGCTCGGACACAGGTCGTGAAGAAACTGTCGGCTCAGGTTGGCCTGCCACAGCAGCTCATTCGTCGGTCCGTCCAGGTGAAGCGATCGAGTTGGCGCGACCTGAACTATGAATTGCGGGCGGCGGGCGGAGACGTTTCGCTGAAATACTTCAAAAGGCGCGAGACCGACGATGGCGTGCGGGCTTACCTCGGCCAAAGTCGCGGTTGGGACTGGTTCGCGGAATCATTCTTCCGTGGCGGGCGTTGGCCGGGGCCACGAAAGGAGATCTCGTGGAGCCACGGTCACGTCTTTGCGCGAACCGGGGGGCGGACAGAGCTGGAGAAAATCACCTCCGGTGTCTTCATCCCGGTGGAGATGCTCTCGGGCGCGAGTGCAAAAGCCTTCAGCCGGACGGTTGAGAGCACGCTCCCCCGCCGTCTCGATCATGAAATCTCGCGCCTGCTGGCGCATTAGCAAGGAGCGGCGACATGGCGCGGGATCAGGAACATGTTCCGGTGGGCAAGGACTGGACTGAGCTGACCAATGCCGAGGCCTCGACGGTCTCTTTTCAGGTCGTGGCCGGACAGGTCGAGATCCGCGCTGCCGGCGCGCAGCCTTTGGAAGAGGATCAGGGGCTTCGCTATGATTACGGCCAAGGGGAGTGGGCGCGCGTGATGATGGAGTATTCCGGCGGACATGCACGGCTTTGGGCGCGCAATCTTCATGGTGCGGGCTCTTCGACCGTCTGGGTTGATCATGCGTAGTCCGCTGGGTTTGCGGGGGCTGGCTTCCAGCCTCCCGGCCCGCGCCAAGGGGGCGGCGTTTCGACTTGATGCCTTTCCCGGCCTGATTGGTTGGTTCGATGCGGCATCGCCAGAGACGTTCACGCCCGGAACTGGCCCGATTGCGGTCGCTGCAAATAAAACCGGCGGTCCTGGTCTGTTTGAGGTTGGTGACGGTGGCCCGACCTATGATCCCAGTGGTTTGCCCGGCGGGCGCCCGGCGCTGATGTGGCCGTCCGGTCCAAACAATCGCGGACTGACGCTACAGCAGGATGCTCTGGTCTCGGAGCTGTTCGTCGTTTGTCAGTTTGGGGACGGCACCGCGACCGTTTGGCCGGATTACATCGCACTCTTTTCCTCGATCTCCGCGACTTTGGACTGCACCGCTGTGGGGTTTTCGGGTTCCGGGGATCTGGCGAGCGCCAATGACGGGGTTCTCGTGCCCAGGGTCTCCCGGAACGGTGGGGCGTTTGGAAAGAAAGTGCTGCCGCTGCCGCTCTCGGTTCTGCGGTTTTCCGCCATCACCGAGGCCTCGGCTCGATTGGCCCTGGCGGCGGTCGGCTTCCAACACGTGGAGAATCCCGGCGGGCGGTCCTGGCGGGGTGGCATCTGCGAAGTCGGCGCCTTTGCGGACCCGCTGACACCTGATGCCGTCGCGTCGATCGAGGCCGGGTTCATTGAAAAGTGGGAGATCGCGGCCTGATCGGGTGGCTCAGTTCCAACTTTCTTGTCCGGTCGTGTGGATCGCATACCGGGCACAAACCTTCTGAGGGCCAGTGAGCATGCAGCATACGAACCAGACTTGGATGCGGCTTCAGCCGGGGGGGTATTGCTGGCAAACGCATCTCTATCGGATGCGCGCGATCGACATCGGGGGCGGCCAAACTGTGATTGCGACAGATATTGAGCACGCCCTGCGTTTGGCGGCCGCGATTATCGGCGACTATGTCAGATTGCCCCCCGGGCTGAGGGCGGCGCATCTGGATCGCAACCTCGAAGAGGCTTTCGCGAATTATTCGGGCCGGAACCAGTCCTCGACGTAGTCCCCATGGGGGACATCGCCGCCTGATCGGGTGGGCCACGGTCTAGGGACCGTACCCCTGCGCGACAGCACGCGGTGGCTAGGCCGCCCGAGGGTTCGGCAGTCAGACCGGTTTTGCAAAGCGTCAACAAACCGGGGGCTTGTCAACAATCCGTGTCAACAAAGGGAGCGGTGTCACGTGCATGTCGATCTGATGACAAAGACCGAATTCGCCTCCCATATGGGCGTGAGCCGGTTTGCGGTCAGCAAGTGGATCGAACGCGGCACGCTCTCTGACGCCGCGCTCGAAGGGACGGGACGGAAGGCCAGGATCCGGGTGCCGGTGGCGATCGACGAAATCCGGCGCAACCGCGATATTGGTCAGTCCCTGGGCAACGGGATCGCCACGCGGACATCGCAGGGCAGCCGGGACCTGGCAGCAGCGGCAACCCCACCGACGCCCAAATCTGCCGAGCCCAATGAAGATCGCAGGGACGAGCCGAACACCGCGCCCGACGTGCCGGCACCGGTGCCGCTGGTGGACTCGGTCGAGGCCCAGCTGAAGCGGGCTCGGCTCGAAGAGCAGCTGCGGCGCAACCGCCTTCAGGCGGCGGATGAAGCCAAGCTGCAAGGCGAGCTGCTCTCAGCTAAAGACGCCCGGACGCAGATGGCGCGGATCGCGGGGACGATGTTGCAGATCTTCGAAGGCGCCTTGCCGGACTTTGCGTCGAAGGTCGCCGAGAAGTTCGACGTGCCTCAGCGCGATGTGCTGCATCTGATGCGGGATCACTTCCGCACGGTGCGCTCGGAAGCGGCCCGAAAAGAGCAGGCGCGCGCCGAGGCGACGCCGATCGAGGCAAAGGCCAGACTGGGAGAAGTCGACTGATGCTCGACGTCATGGTCACGAATGCAGAATGGATGGCCCATGATGTGCTGGCCGATGTCTTGCAACCGCCGGCGCCGGTCGACTATCTGCAATGGGCTCAGGACAACATTGTCTTCTCCAAGCGGGAAAGCCCGCAATTCCCGGGCCCCTATAACCGGGAGCGGTTCAGCTACTTTGACGAGATCCTCGGTGCCCTGTCGCCCGATGATCCCTGTCGGATCGTGACGCTCGCGAAGTCGGCCCAGCTGGGCGGGACGGTGCTGGCCAATATCTTCACGGGCGGGTCGATGGATATGGACCCGGCTGATTTCCTCTATGTCCACCCGACCGACGAAAACGCCCGGCGGTGGTCGAAGATGAAGCTGGCGCCGATGCTCAAGGGCACCTCGGCGCTGCGCAAGATCTTCCCGATGAAGGCCCGCGACGGGCTCGACTCGGTCTTCTACAAGGAACGCCGCGACGGGCGTGGCGCGATCCAGATCTCGGGCGCGAACTCGCCAGCGTCTCTGTCGCAGGTGACCATGGCCCGGCAGGTTCAGGATGACCTTGCCAAGTGGGATATGAATGCCGCAGGCGATCCGGAAACGCAGGCGGACAGCCGCAGCCGGGGCGTGGACTTCGCGAAGATCTTCAAGATCTCGACGCCCATGGTCGTTCCGGGTTGCCGGATCACGAAGAACTATGAGGCGGGCAGCCAGGAGGAACTGGAGGTCCCGTGCCCCCATGACGAATGCGGGCACTATCAGGTGCTGACATGGGAGAACATGCTGGCGAGCCTCGATGAAGAGGCACCCGAGCGGGCGCACTTCACCTGTGAGATCTGCGGCGCGTCGATCGAGGAGTTCAACCGTCCGAAGATGTTGCGCCGCGCCCGCTGGGTGGCGCGCAACCCGAACATGAAGCGCTATCACCGGTCGTTCCATCTTTGGTCGGCCTATTCGCTCTTGCAGCGGTTTGAGCAGATCGCGCGGGACTGGCTGGCGGCGAAGGGCGATCCTCCGAAGGAGCAGACCTTCTGGAATGATGTGGTGGGCAAAGCCTACCGGGTTCTGGGCGAGGCACCGCCCTGGGAGGATCTGCGCGACCGGGCCTCCGAGTCCGATTACGCCCATGGGACAATCCCGGCGGGCTATCCGCTCCTGACCTGCGGCGTCGATTGCCAAGGGGATCGGGTCGAATGGCAGGTGGTGGCCTGGGGGCAGAACAAGCGCCGGGCGGTGGTCGAATATGGGGTCTTCGCAGGCCACATCTCCGAGGAGGGCTGCCAGAGCAAACTGAGCGGGCTTTTGAAGCAAGGCTTTCGGAATGCCTATGGCCGGAAGGTCGGGATCGATCTGCTGGCCATCGACGGCAACGCCTATACGGAGGACGTCTGGGACTGGGCGCGCAAGCACCCGGCCTCCCGCGTCATCATGGTGCGGGGTGTGCATCCCGAGAGCGCGCCGCTCCTGGCGCAGGTGAAGAAAGAGCGCAACCGGCGCGGCAAGCTCGTGCGGTATTCCCGGCGGTTCTTCAACTTCGCATCGTCGGTGCTGAAGATGGGGCTCTATCGGAACCTGAAGAAGAGCGATCCGGAGGAGCGGGGCTTCATCGCCCTGCCCAAAGGTCTGGAAGACGAGTTCTTCCGGCAGCTGACCGCAGAGACCCGCAAGGCGCAGAAGGCCAAGTCCGGCTTCACCCGATATCTGTGGGTGAAGGACCCCAGTCAGGCCAATGAAGGGCTCGACACCCACCTGCAGGCTGAGGCGGCGGCGATCCGGCTCGGGGTGCGCAACCTGCCGGACAGCGAATGGGACCGGCTCATGGCCGAGCGCGAATGCCCACCCGAAGATGTGCAGGGCGACTTCGAGGATCTTCTGATGGCGGCGCGCCCGCAGGCGGAGCCGGCCAAACCCGAGAACGAGGCCGCGCCCAGTGCAGCGGAGCGCGACCGGGAACTGGCCCGCGCGAAGTGGAGAAACAGAACGCGGTGACGGAGGATGCTCCGATGACTTTCTGGCTGAACACATAGGCCAGCGGAGAGCCGACGCCGACCAGGTGGCGCCAGTCAGGTTGGTATTCAGCGCTGGTTCAAATCCAGCCGCCACCGAACTTTCGAAGGGATGACATGAGCGGATTGATCAAACCCGACGGCACGCCGCTTGTGGCGGCGGAGACGCGCCCGCGTCCGACCGCCCGCTATCTGCGCGACACGACAAGCCGGGTGATCGGGTCTCGGGTGGCTCCGCTCACGCATCACCGCGACGATGTGCGGCGGTCGTGGTCCCGGGCGGCGGGGCTGGCGATGGATCTGATCCAGAATAGCGGGCGGCTGAAGGGCGCGACCGATCAGGTGCTGGCCGATACGGTGGGCGTGGGGCTGACGCTGACACCGGATCCCGATCTCAGCGGTCTCGGCTATAACGAGGCGGAGACGGCCGCGTGGATCCGGCTGGTCAAAAAGCGCTGGCGGCGGTTTTGGTATGACGCCCGTGAATGCGACATGCGGGGCAAGCTCACCGGGCCGCAGATGGTCGATATCGCGTTGCGCTGGCACATCGCCTATGGCGAGGCCACCGGGGTGTTTGACTTCTTCTCTGATGCCGAGCGCCAGCGCTATGGGATCGTGACCGGCACGAAGCTCTGCCTCGTGCCCCCGTCGCGGCTGGTGCAGGACACAAGCCCGCTGGAGCGTCTTTTTCAGGGGGTGGGTCACGACGAGAAGGGGCGCCCGGTCTCCTATCGCTTCGAGACCAGCTCGCAGGGACAAAAGGCGAGGCGCGACTATGCGGCGCGGGATGCCGATGGGCGCCCGCTGGTGCTGCATGTGTTTGACCCGATGGATGCGACGGATGTGCGCGGCATCTCGCTGCTGGCTCCGGCCTTCCGCAAGCACATCCAGGCGGAGATGCTCGATGATGCCACGCTGCAGATGGCGATCCTGCAAACGATCTTCGCGGTGACCCTGACCAGTGAAACGCCGAGTCAGGACGCGTTCGAGGCGCTGGAGGTTCTGAAGGAAAGCACGGACGGGAAGAATGGCTTTGATGGGGCGGGCTACGCGCAGCAGTATCTCGACTTTCTCGGAACGCAGTTCCAGAGAGCGCATGACAGTACTTTGTCTGTGGACGGCAATCCGCGGGTCTCCCATCTGGGACCGGGCGAGAAGCTCGGGATTGAGACTGCCAAGGTGCCGGGGCAGGACTTCCTGCCTTTCTCCAACAGCCTTGCGCGCGACATGGCCCGGACGATCGGGATCACCTATGGCGGGCTGACCATGGATCACACGGCGGCCACCTATTCGAGCGTCAGGATGGAGAATGCCTCGGTCTGGGCGGTGGTGATGCGGCGGCGCGAACGGATCGCCACCCCGATCTGCCAGATGGTCTATAGCAACTGGCTTGATGAGGAGATCGGCGAAGGCCGCATCCCGTTCAAGGGTGGCTACCCGGCCTTCCGGGCCCGGCGCGCGGCGGTGACGGCGGCGAGCTGGCAGGGACCGGCCAAACCCACGGCGGATGATTACAAATCCGCCCGGGCCTCGAGTGAGCGTCTGGCCAATGGCACCAGTTCGATCGCGATCGAAACCGGCGATCTGGGGCAGGATCCTGACGAGCTCTTTGAGCAGCGGCGGCGGGAGCACCAGCGCTACGTGGAGGCCGACATGCCGTCGCCCTTCGCACCGCGCGCCGCGATCCCGGATCCGGAGGCGCCGCGTTCCGGGGCAGGTGAAACCGGCGAGATGGAGGCCACCCCATGAGCACGATGAAAGTCGGACAGGAGCTGGTGAGCCTCGATGATCCCTGCGCTATGGCCAACGCCCTGCGCAAGGTCCGGATCCGGCTGAGTGCAGGTCAGTTGCGCGAGACCGTCCGGATCGACGGGGAGGAAGTCACTTTCCAGCGGGCGCGGCTTGATGATCTCAAGGCGCTGATCACCGAGTACGAGACCGCCTGCCGTCGCAAGACCGGCGGGGGGCGTCGGACCCGCTTTGCCAAAACCATCCGCTGGACCTGACCTCAGGCCCCTCGACCTTCAGACGACCCTCCGGGAGGATGCCGCTATGACGACTCATGAACTTCTGAGCCTGATCGCTTTCGTGATGGCGCAATTGGCCGATGTGCTGACAACGCTTCGGGCGCTGCGGCACGGCAAGCGCGAGGGCAATCCCATTGTCGCCTGGGCCATGCGCCGTTTCGGGCGCTATGGGTGGATCGTGGTCAAGCTGGTGATCACCTGTCTGGCCGCCTGGCTGGCTTTGCGCGCCGGGCTTCCGATCATTGTCTGGGCTGTGGCCGGTCTCACCGCTCTGGTCGCGCTGCACAATTACAGGCTCGTCCGCTAGGACCCCTTTCCCGTCCACCCACGCCGCCCGCGCGGGTCGTCCCGCAGCCTCCGCCCATCGGGCAGGGGGCTGCCTTCTCATGTCTTCAGGAGTATTCGATGGCAGTCCTTGTCGAAGAGGGTCGGCTGACGCTGACCGGGTATGTAGGCGAGTCCACGCTGGAGATCGACGGCTGGACGATCTTCGATGGCTTTACCCATGCGGAGGTGGTTGCGGCTCTGGGCGAAATCGGCCCGGACGCGGATCTGGTCGTTCATCTCAACAGTGGCGGCGGCATTGCCACCGAAGGCACGGCCATCCGCTCGGCGCTCACCGATCGCGAGGGGCGGACGGATGTGGTGATCGACGGGATCGCCGCCTCGGCGGCCTCGATCATCGCCATGGGAGGCGAGACGGTCTCGATGGCGCTGGGCGCGCTGTTGATGATCCACGATCCCTCGGGCTTCACCTGGGGCACGGTCGCCGATCACGACAAGACAATCCGGGCGCTCAACAGCCTCGGCGACACCTATGCCCGGGTCTATGCGCGCAAGTCCGGCAAGCCAGATGCGGAGTGTCGCGACATCATGCGCGCCGAAACCTGGTACACGCCCGAAGAGGCGGTGACCGCAGGCTTTGCCGATGTGGCGCTCGAAGAGACCTCGCAGGCTGTCGCGGCCTTTCCCTACCAAACCTATGCCCATGCGCCCCGCGATCTGGTGGCGCAGGCGCAGTCGAATGGCTGGCGGCCTCCGCTGTCCGTCACCCGACACACGCAACCGGCCCGGCCCAAAGCCTCGGCCACCCCCAAACCAAAGGAGAGGCCCCCCATGGCTGAGACCCCGAAGGCGTCCACCGAGACGCCCCCGACCCCCGAACCGCCTGCGACGCCTGTCGCGAGCACGCCGGCCGCGCCGCAGGATGAGCGCGGGCGCATCAAGGCGATCATGGAGGCCGAGGCCGCGCAGACGCAGCCCGCCCTCGCGCGCCATCTGGCGTTCGACACGGACATGACGGCCGAGGCGGCGATTGCCGCGCTGTCGGCCGCCTCCGCCGATGCGCCCACGGCCAGCACCGCGCCCGCGCCGGACTCGGCGGGATACCAGGCCCGCCGCAGCGCGGCGGCCGATCTGGCCCAGCCCGCGCCCACCGCGCAGGCAAAGCCCAAAGCGACCATCAACACCGGGAGCATCTATGCCGCCCGCCGGTTTGGAAAGGAGGCGTAAGCCATGGACACCGCAACCATGCCCCCCCGCAACATGGCCTTCCTGCTCTCGGAAGCCTCCGGAAACCGATCGCGCACCACCCTCACCATCGCCAGCGGCGCGGGCAAACTCGCTCCCGGCACGGTGCTCGGCAAGGTAACTGCCTCGGGCAAATACGTGGCCGCGCCTGCCGCCGTGGTGGCCGGCCTCGAGGGCGCCGAGACTGCTGTCGCTGTTCTGGGCTACGCGGTCGATGCGACCGATCAGGACGTGGACGTCACCGCGATCGACCGGGACGCCGAAGTCAAAGGGCCGATGCTCGCCTTTGACGCGACGGTGACCGACCAGACCAAAACCGACACGAAGATTGCCCAGCTTGACGCTGTCGGCATCCGCGTGCGCTGAGGAGACCTGACCTATGGATTGGGAAACTGAATTTTCCGTCATCGCGCTCACGGCAGCGCTGAACGATCAGCCCTTTGTTCCGGGTCAGCTCGGGGCGCTTGGGATCTTCGAGGAAGACGGCGTGACCTCCACGATGATCAAGATCGAGGAGAAGAATGGCACGCTCGATCTGGTGGAGCCGACACCGCGCGGCGGACCCGGTCAGACCATCGGGGATGAAGATCGCCGCAAGATCCCCTTCGAGGTGGATCATTACGAGATCAACGACACGGTGATGGCCGATGAGGTGCAGAATGTGCTGCAGTTCGGTAGCGATGATCAGCTCGAGAGCGTGCAAAACCGGATCGATGGCAAACTTGCCCGGCACGCCCGGTCTCTTGATGCGACGCTGGAGCATCAGCGCGTCGGCGCCATCAAGGGCGTTATCCTGTCGGGGAAGGGCGTGGTCCTGCACAATCTCTATGATCGCTTCGGCCTCGCGGTGCCTCAGCCGGTGGCGCTCGGCATCGACGGTCAGGTCAGCGGCATCGCCAGCCTGATCAAGGGCGAGGTCGTCTATGCGCTCGAAGATGAGCTCGACGCGGCCTATGACCATGTCCACGCCATGTGCGGACGCGATTTCCACGATGCGCTCTGGGCGCAGAAAGAAGTCCGCGAGACCTTCCTGGCTGACAACCAGGGGTATCAGCTGCGCGATGGGGCGCCGGATGTGTTCACGGTCGGCAAGGTCACCTTCGAGCGCTACCGCACCGGCAAAAAGGCCACGGCGGCCAATGGCGGCGCGGCCTTCCTCGCCCCCGATGAAGCCCGGGTCTTCCCGGTGGGTGTGCCGGATCTCTTCATCACCCGGTTCGCCCCGGCAGATCTCGAAGAGGCAGTGAACACCATCGGCCTGCCGCGCTACGCCCATCAGTACCCGATGCAGAATGGCAAGGGCCGGCACCTCGACAGCCAGATGAACGCCATCTCGCTCTGCACCCGTCCCGGCGTGCTGAAGAAGCTGACCATCGCCTGACACATATCACGCGACACTGCCCGGCAGGCATCTGCCGGGCTCTGTCCCTGAGCGCCTGCCGGGCGCTCTGGCGCAGAGCCTGTCAAAGGAGATCCCCAATGGCCCAGTCAAAAATGAAATGGGTGGCGTGCCTCAGCAACCTCACCGTCCCCGCCGCTGTCCTCGGCGCCGACGAAGACCAGAAGATGCAGACGGGCGTGCCGGTCCAGCTGCCACGCGCCTATGCCGATCACCTGATTGCGGATCGCCTGGCCGAAGCCTGCGAGGCCCCGGAGGCAAAGGCAGGCCCGAAGGCGTCCGCAGGCCGGAAGGCAAAGCCAACGAAAGCGCCCGCCGACCAGACGTCCAAGGTGAACACCTCCGAGAGTGCGGAGATCACCGCCGCGCGCAAGGCGGTCGCTGATCGGCAGACGGCGCTGGACATGGTCGAGGGCACCGATGAGGCCGATCAGGCCCGGGGCGACCTTCTGGCGGCACAGCAGGCCCTCGCGGCCCTTGAGGCCAGGAGCTGATGGATGCGGAGCTGCGCGCGGAGCTGATGGCGGAGGTGGATGACGCCTTCGCCGAGGCGATCCGGCACTTGCCCATGGCGCAGGGCCGTCCGGATCCGGCGCGGCTGCCCTCGGAGATTGTCGCGATCCTGCGCACCGGGGACCGGGAGGCGGAGGGTCTGGGCCTGCGCGGTCGCGCGCGGACCCGCGTCGGGATCAACGCCGAAGGGGGCACCCTGCGCATCGACCGGATGATCCATGGGGATCTGATCCTGCGCGCCAGCGACAAGGTGGTGGCGCTGGAGCGCCCGGGCCAACCCATTTTTGAGGTGCAGGCGGTCGATGACCGGTCCCATCTGCGCCTGATCTGTGAGCTGGGGGATGTGAACTGATGTCGCTGATGATGATGGCGCTCAGGATTACGGCGGTCGAGGCGCTGAAGGCCGCGGGCACGTTGGTCGGGGACAATGTGCTCGACAGCCAGATCGCCGCGATCGATCACACCAGCGACGGGCAGCTCAGCAGCGATCAGAAGCGCCCCTTTATTGCGGTCTATACCGATATGGCCAAGGCCACGGATCTGGGGGCAACCGGTCTGCGGACCAACGGTCAGGTGGATCTGACCTTCAATTGCGGTGTGTCCATGACCATGGCCACGACCGATCGCGAGACGGGTGAGACGGAGATCATCGAAGGCCTGCCCGCGACAGACGCCCATCTCGAAGCCATCCTCGATGTCCTCGAGGTCCAGATCGGTCGGGCGCTGACGGATCCGGACAATCCCTGGGCGCAGGTCTTCGGGGATTTTGTGCAATCCTATGTGGCGCGGCAAGCGGTCCGGGCGAGCAGCTCTGCAGACAATGTCCGGCTCGCAGCAGGTCAGATCAAGCTGACGCTCGAGGTCTTCGCCGATCCCCGGCTCGGCCAGCCCATGGATCCCGAGGGACCGTGGGCGCGCTTCATGGCGCTGATGCGGGACCACGACCTGCCGCAGCGCGCGTTGTTCGAGACGCTGCTCGGCGCGCCCACCACAGGCCTTTATGAGCCGATCGAACAGCTCACCTCGATGACGGTGCGCGATGCCGAGGCCTTGCAGCTCTACAGCTACGGGGGCGTGGCGCGGGATGTGACGATCACTGAGGCCACCAGCGACGCGGAGCCGGGCTGATGGCGGAGCTTGCGCATATCATCGATGACCTGCGGCGGCGGATCAGTGAGCTGGAGCGGCGCATCCGGTCCCAGTCCCGGACCGGCGTGGTCACCGAGGTGAATGCGGCCGAGGGGCTGGCCCGCGTCCGGCTTCTCGACGGCGAGATCCCGTTCGTCACTGGCTGGATCCCGTGGGAGGAGCCCGCAGCCGGCGCAAACCGGACCCACCTGCCGCCTTCGGTCGGGCAGCAGGTCCGGATCAATTCCGAGTCCGGCGATCTCTATGACGCCAGCATTCAGGCGAGCCTCAACTCCGACGCCATCGGACGGCCTTCGGGCGCTGGGGACGCCTATGTGCTCTCTTCGGTCGGGCCTTGCACGATCACCGTGAGTGATGGTGGCGGGACCTGCCGGATCACAGTCGGGGGATCGTCGATCACGCTGACGGGCAGCGCCATCACGCTCGCCTCCAACGGCTCCACCCTCGTGCTGGATGCCGGCGGCATTCAGGAGGCCGGCGCAAAGATCGAGATGAACTGATGGCCGCTGTCACCAGAAAGGGCGATCTCTGCACCGGCCATGGCTGCTGGCCCGGACGTCCCAGTTCAGGCGGCAGCGGCGATGTCTTTGCCAACGCCAAGGCCCTGCACCGTCAGGACGATGCCTGGGCGGCCCATACCTGCCCGGACATCCCCGAGACCCATGCGGGCGTGCTCGCCAGCGGGTCGGCCACGGTGTTTGCCAACGGTCGCCCGGTGGGCCGGGTCGGAGACCCGGTCAGTTGCGGGTCGGCTGTCGCCAGCGGGTCTGCCGATGTTTTTGCGGGCGGATAGCCCAGAACCACAGGAGATCAGAATGTCCAAATCCCAAACTGCCCCGGCGGAATATGAGGTCGTTCAGGCGCGCGAGATCGGCGGCGTGTATCGCGAGGCGGGTGAGACCGTCGCGCTGACACCCCGGCAGGCGCAATATTACCTGCCCCCCTATGGGGCGGGCCTGACGCCGGTCCCGGTCAAGGCGGCGACGAAACCGAAGCCCAAAGCGGACGCGCCAGAGGCCTGATCCCAATGGACCTGAACCACGACACCGGGGGCACAATCGAGGGCTGGGACCATGTGCGCCAGAGCATTCAGACGATCCTGTCCACCCGGATCAACACCCGCGTCTTCCGGCGTGAGTTCGGCTCCGATGTGCCGGCGCTGATCGATGCGCCAATGAATGATGCCAATGTGCTCGCGCTCTACGTGGCGGTGGCCGAAGCCCTTGAGCGCTGGGAGCCGCGCTTTGAGCTGGGCGATGTCGCGGTCGAAGGGCGCGAGACCGGGAAGATCACCATGACGCTGATCGGCACCTATCGCCCGAACGCCCATCGCGGTGATCTGACCACCGTGACGGGGGACCGCAACACGATCCGGATCACACGCGACCGGGTGCAGACCTGGAGCCTTGCCGCATGAGCCGCTTTGCTGCCCTCGACCTGACTACGCTGCCCGCGCCGGACGCCATTGGCGTGCTGGACTTTGACGCCATCCTCGAGGCGCGCCTCGCTGAGCTGGACGCCCATCTGGCGGAGATCTTTGAGGCGCCGAAAGTGGCCGAGATCATGGCGCTGGCCCGCACCATTGCCGCGAGCCCCATGCGCTATCTCACCGAAGCCGGAGCGGCGCGGGAGCTCTACGTGGAGAACCGCATCAACGAGGCGGTGCGCTCGGTGTTTCTCGCCACGGCGCGCGGTGCCGCGCTCGACCAGATCGGCGCCAATCGCGGCGTGACCCGCAAAGTGCTCGATGACAGCGACCCCGACACTCTCGTGAGGGAGGGCGACGAGCCCTTCCGCGCCCGCATCCAGCTGGTCATCGAGGCATGGTCGCCACACGGCACCGAAGGGTCCTATGTCTATTGGGCGCTCGATGCCGATGATCGGGTGGTCGATGTGGCGGTCTATGGGCCCAACCATGGGCTGGTGCCTGCCATTCCGCCCGCCGAGCCGAAGATGGTGATCCTGTCGAGCGAGGGGGATGGCACGGCGGATGCAGCGCTGATCGAGACCGTGTTCCGGCATTGCACGGTCGACACACGGCGCCCGGTGGCCGACAAGCTGACGGTGATCTCGGCCACGCCGGTGCCCTACGCCATCGAGGCGGTGCTGCATGTGACCACGCCCGAGGCGGCGGCGACGGCCCTTGCGGCGGCCGAGGCAGCGGTGACCGCCTTTGTCACGAACCGGATCCGCATCGGTCGCACGCTCTACCGGACATCCATCGCCGCTGCGCTCTCGGTGGCCGGCGTGATGGATGTGGAGCTGATCGCGCCGGCCACGGATCTGGAGATCGGCCCGTTCGAGGCGCCATACTGCACGGGCACCGCCCTGTCGGCCCGATCCATCACCGGAGGCTGGCGCGATGTCTGAGCCCCGTGAGACCCTCCTGCCGCCGACCGCCCCGCCGCTGGTCCAGGCGCTGGACCGGCTCGAGGAGCGGCTCTTCGGCCTGCCTGTCGACGCAATCACCAAAGACCCGCTCGCGGTCCCGGCAGGCTGGCTCGACGCGCTGGCGTGGGAGCATTCGGTCGATGTCTGGAACCCGGACTGGTCCGAGGAGACCAAGCGTCAGGTGATCGCCGTGGCGGAGGAGGTGCACCGCTATAAGGGCACACCTTACGGCATCCGGGCGGCGTTGGCCGGGCTGGGCCTTCAGTCCCGCGTGACCGAGTGGTTTGAGACCACCCCGCCGGGGCCGCGTGGCACCTTCGAGGTGACCGCTTTTTCCGGCGAGCCGCTGGTGGCCGATCAGGCGGTGTTCATCGATGCGACACTGGCCGGGCTGGTGACCAGTGTTGTCGAGCGCGCCGCCCCTGTCTCGCGCGGTTTTGCCGTGACGATCGGGGCCCGGCTGCGCCTGCGCCCGCTGGGCGTGGCTGCGGGTCTGCGCGCGCTCACCGTCACCCGCGGCGCTCTGACGCTCACGCAGGCCGCTCCGCAGCTCCGGATCGCACCGACCACCGGGGCCCATCTGAGCCCCCTCAACCGCGTAACGGCCCGACTGGCCTGAAGGGAGATTTATGGCAGCCGACCCCTATACCCCGATCCTGACCGAAGCGGGCTTTGCCGCCGCGCTCGCCGCCGTCGATGGTGGCTTTCAAGTGGACATCACCCATGTGGCCGTCGGGGCCGCAGGCTATACGGTGGCCGTCAATGGCGCCGGTCGCAGCGCGGCCGTGGCGCTGCAGGATGAGCGCCAGCGTGTGGCCATCCAGGACGCCCGCGAGGTGGGCGGCGGTCAGACCGACATCTCCTTCGTCCTGGAGGACGACGGGACGAGCTTCTACATCCGCGAGGTGGGGTTCTACCTCGCCGATGGGACGCTCTTTGCACTGGCCTCCCATCCGACGCAGGCGCTGATGTGGAAATCCGACGCGACCCGCTCGGCGCTGGCGCTGGAGCTGGTCCTCGCCGGGGTCGATCCGGCAGCCGTGACCATCGTTGCCACGGGTCCGGCCCTGAACTTGCTGATGACAGAAGAGTTCGCCCGGCTGCTCGAAGGCCAGGCACAGCTGTCGCTAGTGGCTTTCCAGACCTGGGAGGCCTTCTACGCCGCCCATAGCATCTACCCCAACCAAGGAGGCCCGGTATGAGTACGGCCCTGCAGGATGCAATCACTGCTCTGAATACGACCCGGGACGCCTATCATGGGCTGATCGGAGAGCTGCGCGATGCGGTGCCGCAAATGTCCCGCATCTTTGACGACACCAACCCCACGGTGGCCTATCCCGGCGGCACATCGATCGCCGATGCCACCGTCACCCATAGCGCGGTCTACACCAGCAAGTTCCCCGGCCGCGCGTCGCAGATCGGCTTCGCCTGGTTCACCTGGGTGCGGCTGGATTGTCCCGAAAACCAGAACCCGCTCGCGAAACTGTTCGTGACCCGGGGCGATGGCACGAAGCTTACCGATGAAGTGCATCTTGGCTATCAGGGCCCGACCACCGGCTCCGACGTGCTCATGTGCAACGCGGGCGGCACTGCCCTTTTTGGGCGAGATGCCACCGAGGCCAACATCACTCTCCAGCTGCGGTGCTACATGACCAGCGGGGCCGTGGGGTCTGCGGCCACGGCCTTGGTGGACAAGCTCGAACTGCTGATCTGGGAGGTTGCCGAGAATGGATAAGCGCTTACACCCTGCCGTCATCACCGCTGCGCGCGACGCAGGCCACCCGATCCGCATGATCCGGGGCGCGGAGATCACCTGGGCCGGATCCGCCCCCGATGCGGAAGCGCAGGACGCGATCCTCAGCGCCGCCACGATGGGCGACCGCAAGGACGCGGTCCGCGCCGAATGCCGGCGGCGGATCTATGCCGTGGCCTCTGCCGAAACCCAGTCCAACATGGCCATGGCGCAGGGGCAGATCGCGGCCCGCAGCGAGGCTGAGCGCAGCGCCGGGGATCGTGACATTCTCTCGGGCATCGCCGCGGCGCTCGCCTGGGTTCAGGAGATGCGCGCCGCCTATGCTGCCCTCAGCGCCGACCCTGAGGCCGATTACCGCGCGGATGGCGTCTGGCCGGAGTGCCCGCCCGAGGTGCAGGATGTGGTCGGGCGCTTCTGATGGCCGATGACGAGATCCTGCACCGGGCGCTGATCGATGCGGCCGGGGATGTGAACCGGCTGACCCGGAACTGGTTTGACGGGCAGCGCTATGCCAATGCGGGGCCCGCCGCCGATCTTGAGCCTCGGGTGTCGACCATCGCGACGCGATCGGGCGACACGCCGCTGGTCACGGCGCTTGATACCCTCAGCGCGGCCCTGACCCCGCCCGCATCGGTGATCGAAACGCTGCCCAATCTCGCGCTCTGGTTCGACACGTGGCGCCCAGACACGATCACGCGGTTGGGTGCGGCGGTCACAGCCATGGCGAACCTGGTCCCGGGAGGACCGGGGCTGGTCGCGGCGGCGGCGGGCGGTCCGGATTATGCCGCGTCCGGCCCGGACGGCACCCCCGGTGTGTTCTGGCCCGAGGCGCCCAACGATCTGGGACTGGTGCTGGCGAGCGATGTCAGCCTCGCCGAGCTCTTTCTGGTGGCCCGGTTTGCAGATGGGACCGTGCCGGTCTGGCCAAACTACACCGTGCTGTTCGCGAGCCACGGGGATGGGGCCGAGAGCACCGTGGTGGGCGAGAGCGGCACCTCCCGGCTGGCCGCAGGCGACGCGGCGCGGCTGATCTCGAAAGTCTCGGTGAATGGAGGCGCGTTTGGCGCGTCCCTGCTGCCGCTGCCGGTCTCGGTGCTGCGGCTGTCGGCCAGCACGGAAAGCCTGCCGCAGATCACCTTCGGGGGGCTGGGCGTGCGGGTGGCCGGTTCGAATGCGGGCCGCTCCTGGCAGGGCGGCTGGTTTGAGCTGGCGGGCTTTAGCGCGCCGCTGAGCGCGGCGGATGCGGCGACGGTCGAAGCCGCGCTCATCGAGAAATGGGGCGTCACCTGATGCCACTTTGCTGCCGGTCGTCTGGCCGGTTCTGATCTCATGCAAGGAGAAAGCCATGGCTTTTGCAAACTTCCACCACGGCACGCGACTGGCGGAATCCGCTGAAACGCCGGTTCTGGTCCAGGTGGCCCAGAGCGCGGTCGTGGGCCTTCTGGGCACTGCACCTGATGCGGATGCGACAAAGTTCCCGCTGAACACGCCGGTGCTTCTGAAGGGCACGCCCACCGATGCGGCGGGGCTCGGCGATGCCGGGACGCTCAAGGACGCGGTCGATGATGTCTTCGACCAGATCGGCGCCTACACCATCGTCATCCGCGTCGAGGAGGGCGTGGACACGGCCGCGACCCTTTCGAATCTCGTGGGCGATTCCACCGCGCGGACCGGGGTGCATGCGCTGATGAAGGCCGAGGCGCAGCTGCGCATCAAGCCGCGCCTGATCGCGATCCCGGGCTTTACCAGCGGCGACGGTGTGACGGCGAACCCGGTAGTCGCTGAACTCACCGGGGTGCTGGAGGAGTTGGGCGCCGTGGCCTATGTCGACGGCCCGGATACGACCGACGCGGATGCCATTGCCTATCGCAATCTGATCGGATCGCAGCGGGTCTATGTGGTCGATCCGAAAGTGCTGGTCTGGGACACCACGACCAACGCTTACGTGGCGCGCCCGGCCTCCGCCCGCTTTGCCGGGGTGCAGGCGCGTGTCGATACCGAACGCGGCTTCTGGCATTCGCTGTCGAACAAGCCGATCAACGGCATCGGCGGGGTGTCGCGGACGGTGACCTATGGCGCGCAGTCCGACTATCTCAACGAGAACCATGTGGGCACGATCCTGAACATGAGCTCGGGCTTCATCACCTGGGGCAACCGCTCGGCGACCAGCGACGATCTGTGGCAATTCCTGTCGGTGCGGCGCACCGCGGACTTCATCAATGAAGCCATAGAAAAGGCCTATCTGGAGTTCGTCGATCGGCCGTTCTCGAAAGCCAACCTGAAGTTCATGCTCGAAAGCGGCAATGCGGCGATGCGGAGCTTCAAGGCCTCCGGGGCGATCCTTGGCGGCAAGGTCTGGATCAATCCGGCGGAGAACGACCCGAGCGAGATGGCGGCGGGCAAGATCACGCTGTCGATGGAGTTCGAGCCGCCCGCGCCGATGGAGGACATCCGTTTCATCGCGCACCGCAACATCCAGTATTATCTGGAACTGACCAAGGAAGCGCTGAAGGCGGCGGCCTAAGTCCGACTGCCCCCGGCGACCGAATAGCCCGAATGCGTCGAAGGTCGCGTTCGGGCCGCAACATCGCGCTGACAAGGAGTAACAGCCATGAAATCCACCCCCGCCTATATCCTGCGCCGCTGCGCGTTCTGGGCCGACGAGGACGTAAAGGTCGGGCAGGTCGAAAGCCTAACGGTGCCGCTGCCAAAAGAGAAAACCGAAGAGATCCGCAATGCCGGTATGATCAAATCCCGCAAGGTGGTCCTGGGATACGAGATGGAGGATCTCGACTTCACGATGACTGCGTTCGATCCGGCAACGCTGAAGCTCATGACCGGACGCCCGGGCAGCGAGCATGTCTACTACGCTACCGGGGCGTTCGTGGACGAAGACGGCACCACCCATTCCGCCGAGCTCTATCTTCGGGGCCGGTTGTCGGCGCTCGACAACATGGAGTGGAAGGAGGGCGACAAGGCCACGCTGAAATGCACGGTCGTAACCCACTACTGCAAGCTCGAGATCGACGGCGCGCCGATCTTCGAGATCGACGACTTCGACTATTCGGTCGGCGGTGTCAGCCAGACCGGCGACATCCGCGCCGCGCTGTTGCTCTGAGGGGAGGCCCGATCATGGACTTCCCCATTGAACTGACCCTGAAGCGCCCGGTCTCCTTCGAAGGGCGGACCATCGACAAGCTGGTCTTCGACGAGCCGGATCTCGGGACCAGCATCGCGGTCGAAGAGGCCGGCACCCCGGCCTTGCAAACGGCCGTGCTGCTGGCGGGCATGGCCGGGGTCGAGAAGGCGCTGATTCTGAAAGTCAAGGAAAGCGATTTCCGCGAGATCCGCCGGACAGTGCTGGTGCCCTACAACGCCCATGTCGCGGCGGAGGCGGAGGCGGGAAACGACTGAGCGGCGCGAAAGCGGCAAAGGATCTGCGCTTTGCCGCCGCCTTCGTCGCCCGCACTCTGACCACACCGCTGCCCGATGTGCTGGCCATGAAGGTCAGCGCCTTCGGGCACTGGTACGAAGTGGCACGGGAGCTGCAAGAGGCGCTCCAGCCGCGGCGGGCGTGAGCTCAGTCTTTCGAGGCCCAGCGCTGGAAGGCGTTATAGCCATGCCGGGGACCTGACCGGCTCGGGCTGCTGTCATAGGTCAGCGCCCGGTAGGCGAGGATCAGCAGCGCCGCAAAGCCTAAGGCACCCCAGATCCCGCCGCCCATCACACCCACGAAGACCGTCGCCGCAATCGCGGCGGCGATCAGCAGGACGGCAAAGATCATCGCGAAGACTTCCATCTTTCAAAGATAAGCCCTCCCCCTCCCGTAATCAACCTGAGCGTGCTCCCCATGGCCACGAAACGCATCGAAACCCAGCTCTCGATCACCGCTGTCGACAAATACACCAGCGTGCTGCGCAACATGCAGACCGTGACAGGTCGTTTTGCGACCGGGGTGCGCACCGAACTCAGCCGCTTGCAGGATCTGCGCGGACCCTTGCGGCTGATCGAGGATTTCCAGGCAGCCAAGCGCAAGGTGGCCGAGACCAGCGCCGCGCTGGCAGCCGCCCGCGATCGTCTGCGCCGGGCGCAGGGTGCGCTCTCGGGCGGGGGCACCGTCACCGCGCAGATGCGCCGGGAGTTCGAGACCGCCCGGCGCGGTGTCGAGCGGCTGGAAGATGTCCACGAGCGCCACCGGCGCAATCTTGGCCAGCTGCGCGGCGCCCTGCGCGAGGCCGGGGTGAACACGTCCAATCTTGCGGGTGAGCAGCGGCGGCTCGCCACCGAGCTTGGCGGCGCCACCACCGCCTTTGGCCGCTACGTGGACAAGATGAAGCGCGTCGATGAGATGCAGAAGCGGATCGCCGAGGGCCGCGAGCGCATGGACCGGTCGCTGGGGACAGCGGCGAACCTGTCCTTTGTCGGCGGCGCCTCGACCGAGACCGGGCGCCGGGTCATGACCGCCCTGTCCGGCCCCGTGGGGCAGGCCATGTCCTTCGAGACGGCCATGTCCGATGTGCGCAAGGTGGTGGACTTCGAGACGCCGAAGGCTTTTGCCGAGATGTCTGAGGAGATCCTGACGCTGTCGACCCGCATTCCCATGGCGGCCGAAGGGCTGGCGCAGATCGTGGCGGCCGGGGGGCAATCTGGGCTCAAAGCCGATGAACTCCTGACCTTCGCTGAAAAGGCCGCCAAGGTCGGGGTGGCGTTCGACGTCTCCGCCGATACCGCCGGCACGTCCATGGCTAAGATCAAAACGGCGCTCGGCCTGACCCTCGATGAGACCAGCCTGCTTTTTGACGCCATGAACCACCTGTCGAACAATATGGCCTCGGAAGCGCCGCAGGTCCTCGACTTCTCCACGCGGGTGGCGGTCGACGGTGAAGTGAAAGGCTTCTCGGCCACCGAGACCATGGCCTTCGGATCCGCGATGATCGCGGCAGGCGCCAATGCAGATGTGGCGGCGACCTCGTTCCGCAACATGGGCAAGGCTCTGGCCCGGGGGGAAAGCGTGACGCCCCGGCAGCGGGCCGCGTATGAGGCGCTCGGCCTCGACGCGGCGGCGGCCGCCAAACGGATGCAGGAGGACGCTGTCGCGACCACGCTGGACGTGATGGAGCGGATCAACACGCTGCCGAAGCATCTGCAATCCTCCCTGATCAGCGATCTCTTCGGCGATGAAGCGCGGGCGCTGGCGCCGCTGATCAACGATCTCGATCTCCTGCGCGAGTCCCTCGGTCTGGTCGCGGAAGAACAGAGCTATGCGGGCAGTGCCGATCGGGAATATGCGGAGCGCGCCAAGACCACGGCGAACAATCTGCAGCTCATGCGCAACCAGATGACCCGGCTTGGAGTGAGCGTCGGATCGGTGGTGCTGCCGCAACTGAATGAGCTTCTCAAGGTGTCCCGTCGCATTGTCGATCGTATGGTCGCCTGGACCAAAGAAAACCCGAAGCTGACGAAGACCCTGTTTGTCGGCGCCACCGCGCTGGGGGCCATGGCGGTCGCGGGCGGCGTCGTGCTCACCGCCGCCGCCGGTCTGATCGGCACCATGGCGGTGCTGCGGTTCGGTCTGGTGGGCCTGGGCGCGCGGGCGGCATTCGCCTCCGGGAACCTCCTCGGCGTCGGGACCGCCTTTCGAGGGCTGTCGCGTCTGCCGAAGTTCGGGCTGAGCCGTCTCGTGAAGCCGCTGGTCTGGACGGCGCGCCTCATTCCCGGGATTGGCTGGGCTTCCCTGGCCGGTGGTCTGCGCTGGAGCGCTCTGATCAAGCCTCTCCTGTGGGCCGGACGCGGGGCGCTGCGCTTTATTCCGATCATCGGCTGGGCATCGCTCGCCGGTGAACTGGCGTGGCATCTGCTGATCAAGCCCCTGGGGTGGGACAAGTATCTCAACCTCGAAGCCCTGCGCAGCTATATCGACAAAATCCGGTCGTGGTTCAGCTGGGACTTCATCAAGCCGCTGGATCTCAGCAAATACATCAAGTGGCCCGAGATCCCTGCCGGGCTGAAGCGGATCTTCAATGGCGAGGCCCGGCGCGAGGACACCCCGGTCGGATCCGGCTTTGGTCCCGCCGGAGCGCGGGCGAGCGGCGGGCCGGTGCAGGCCGGGCTGCCCTATCTGGTGAATGAAAACACGCCGCGCTCCGAGTGGTTCGTGCCCTCGCGCTCAGGCGGCATCCTGAACGTGTCTCAGGCGCAGGCGGCGGTGCGGACGCATCTGTCTTCGGTGATGCCCCGCCCGCGTGTGCGTCCGCCCGGCTTTGTAGGGCTGTCAGGCGGGGCGCAGGGACTGCGCGCAGCGAGCCTCGCAGCCATCGCCGGATCGGTGATCGCGGCGCCCGCAGCGGCGGCTCCGGAGCGGGCCGCTGCCAGCACGGTCAACGTGCAGATTGAGAGTGTCTCGGTGCAGGTGCCGTCGGGTGTCAGCGATCCGGGCGTGATCGCGGACCTTGTGGCGGATCGCATCGGACAGCGCGTCTCGGCGACGATCTCGGCCAGCTTTTCCGATTGAGAGGTGAGATGAGTGGACCTGTGACCATGGCCCTCGGGCCCTTCCTGTTCCGTGCCCATGGCTTTGGCTATGCCGGGGTGGGCCGCAAGCTCGACACCGCCTGGGCGGAGATCGAGGCGGCAGGGCGTCTGAACGCCCTGCAATGGACCGGCCCGCGCTCCGAGACAGTGTCTATCACCGGGGTGCTGTTCCCGCAGGAGTTCGGCGGGGAGGGAACGCTCGAGGGCGTGCGGCTGGCGGCAACCTCCGGCGTGCCGCTGATGCTGGTCTCGCTCGGCGGCAAGGTCTTCGGGCGGCATGCGGTGCAGAGCCTCGAGGAGGACCGCGCTTATCATGACCGCACCGGCGCGCCCGGCCGCAACGCCTTCACCCTCGAGCTGAAGCGTCTCGGCGCCGGATTGTCACTGCTCTCGCTTCTCGGAGGTCTCTGATGGCCAGCACCTACGTGACCAAAGCCGGTGATGCGCTCGATCTGATCTGCCTGCGCGAATACGGCGCGCAGGCCGGCGCCGTCGAGCACGTCCTCGAGGCCAATCCGCAGATTCGGGATGTGGCCCACAGGCTGCCGCCCGGCACCCGGATCACGTTACCGGATGGGGCATGGCAGGCGGCCCAGAGCCCGGAGCTGCGCTTATGGGACTGACGACGCATCCGACACTCCTCGTCACCGTCGACGGTCTCCCGGTCTCGGGGATCTTCTTTGACCGGCTGGTCAGCCTGACGATTACCGACCGCGAAGGGATCCGCTCGGACACGATCAATCTGGTGTTCAACAACGCGGCCCCGCATGTCGCGGCACCCCGCCGCGGCGCGCGGGTTGAGGTCACGCTGATGGCCGGGGCAGGGGGGTCCTTTGTCGGGGCCTATATCATCGACCGGGTGGAGTATGAGTGTCTGCCCTACCGGATCGCGGTCAAAGGACACTCGGCCGATCTCCGGGCCGGGATGAAGACCAGCCGGGCGCGGCATTGGGACAATGCATCGGTGAAAGATATCGTCGCGGAGAAGGCGGCGGATCATGGCTTGCAGGCGAAGATCTCCGATGCGGTCTCCGGCCATGTCTATGACTGGATCGGGCAGCAGGATGAAACCGATCTGAACTTTCTGGAGCGGCTGGCGAAGCGGCACGGGGCGCTCTTTACGATCAAGAACGGGGTGCTTCTGTGGCTCGAACGGGGCACCGGGCAGTTGGCGGACGGGAGCGTGATTACAGCCGGCATCGTGTCGCACCCGGATATCATCGAGGGGAGCTGCCGGATCACCGAGACCGATGTGGACCGCTTCGCTACGGTCAAAGCCTATTGGCAGGACCGGGCCGGGGCCGCGCGGCGCGAGGTGATCGTGCCCGCCGATCCCGAGGCCAGCGGCGAACATGTGCTGCGCGATCCCTTCAGCTCCGAGGCGGAGGCCCGTGCGGCGGCAACCGCAGCCGCCCGCGACATCACAAGGGGGCTCGTCGAGACCAGCTGCGCGATTGTCGGCAGACCCTCCCTGATGGCCGGCCAGCCGGTCACCTATGCGGGCGTGGGGCCCATGGCCGATGGGCGGGGGTTCCTCACCGATCAGGTCACGCACAGCTTCACCAAATCCGGCGGGCTGCGCACCACCTTCACAGGCAAGCTGAAAGCCACATCATGACCCTGTTACACCAACTCATTCTGATCGCCTTCGCGGTCAACCTGGCGCGCTCTGTGGTGCTTCTGCGCGGCCTGTGGCGCAATCAGCGCAGGCTGGATCTGGCAGCGGAGACCTCGGTCATGGCGCTGATCACGCTGATGATCACCCTTTATCTGCCGCTGCAGATCCAGTGGGTCTTCGCTGAACGCGATGCGGCCCTGCCGGATTGGGAGACCATCGGCTGGGCCTGCTTCGATCTCTATCTCTGCGGCGTCTGCTGGGCCGTGGAGAGCTACATGGCCGGCAAGCTGCACGCGGCCGATACTCCTGACGAGGCCCCCGATGCATCATGACCCGTTCGAACAGCTCCGCCAGCTCTGGGTGCTTCTCCCCTTCGCCGTGATCGGGTTCGTGGGCGGCATCGTTAACCAGCTCTACCAGCATGCCCGCAAGAGCCAGCCGATCACGATCCCCCGTCTGTTGATCAACGGCCTGATCGCCGCCTTCGTCTCGGCGATGATGAACGATCTGCTGCCCGACAGCATGGACAGCTACGGCGTGGCGATCGCGGGCTTCACCGGCTTCATGGCCTATCCGATCCTTGCCGTCCTCGAGGCCCAGGGCGTCGATTACCTGAAAAAGCGGTTCGGCGTGAAGTAGGCTCGACGGTGATGATCACACTCGCCTTCTACAAGGGTCGCACCGATGACCAGAAAGACCGCATTGTCGATGCGCTGATCCGCTTCGCCACCCGCAGCGCCTACAGTCATGTCGAGCTGATTGGCGGCGTGGCGCAGCTGGGCGAGGAGGCGGTGTGCTTCTCCTCGTCCTCGCGGGACGGGGGCGTGCGCGAAAAGCGCATCCTGCTGCGCCCCGATCACTGGGATCTGGTCTTCGCGCCGATCGATCCGGAGCCTCCTGTCGCCGTCCTAACGTCCCATCTCGGGGCCCGCTATGACATGGTCGGGATCCTGCTGTCGCAAACCCTCGCCCTTGGCCGTCATGATCCGGACAAGTGGTTCTGCTCCGAGATCATCGCCGCGGCGCTGGGTCTGTCCTCTCCGCAGCGCTATTCGCCGCAGCTGCTCTGCGAGGTCGTGCAATGGGCCTGGCCGAGACCTCTCGGTGACGGGGATGCCGGCGCCGGGGACCCGTCCGCCGCAGATGCCGACGACCTGACCTCCTGACACTCCGCCGCCCGATCCGGCGGTCCTGACAGCCGGACGGCTGTGATCCGAAACGGTGCGCGACCCGGCGCCCCGCCGCGTCTTTGTGTCTGAGGCGCGCACGCCACTCTCAACATTGGAGACCTCCCATGCAGATCGATGCTGCCTTCCTCGCCGCGATCCGGCGATCCAAACCGCCTGCCCATAACACGGGGCCGGTGCTGGCCGCTCTGACGGCCCATGCCGTGGATATGGGGCTGCGCAAGCCGCATAGGCTGGCGCACTTCCTGAGCCAGCTGGCCCACGAGTCGCAGGGCTTCATCTATGATCAGGAGATCTGGGGGCCGACAGCGGCACAGCGCCGCTATGAAGGGCGCCTCGATCTGGGCAACACCCAGCCCGGCGATGGCAAGCGCTTCAAAGGGCGCGGTCCGATCCAGATCACCGGGCGTGGAAACTATCGCCGCTTCACGCTCTGGTGTTCGGCGCTGAACCCTCTGGCGCCCGACTTCGAGCGCGACCCGGATGCGGTGAACAGCGACCCTTGGGAGGGGCTCACGGCGATCTGGTATTGGGACACCGGCAATCCGACCGGGCGCTCGCTGAACCGCTACGCCGATGACAACGACATCGAGATGATTACGCGTCGGATCAACGGCGGCCTGAATGGCTATGAAGACCGGCTCGAGTGCTATGACCGCACCGCACTCCTGATGCTCGGGTTCCGTGCAGAGGACGTGATCGGGTTCCAGCGCCACGCCGGGATCCGGGCAGACGGACTGAGCGGCCCGCAGACCCGGGGTGCGCTCCACGCCGCGCTGCTGAACGCCCCGGATGTCATCTTCGCGGGCGAGACCGCCTCCGAGTCCGATCTCGATCTGATCGCCCGGCTGCGCGCCGATCTGGCCCAGATGGCCGAGCAGCTCGCCCACATCCGCGCAACCCTGGAGGACGCTGCATGACCCCGAACACCGACCTGCCCATCCTGAACCCGCTCAAAGCCCGCAGCACCGTCGCCGCTCTGGTCACTGTCGGCGCCATCGTCCTGCCTGAAGTCTTCGGCGACATCGATCCGGAAGCTGCAGGCGACACCGCCATGCAACTGGCAGAAGCCGTCGCCGATATCGTCTCGATCGCGGGCATGGTCTGGTTCTGGTTCGAGCGCCGCGCGCCGCACCGCCGTCTGGGCTTCGGCAAATGACCCGGATCTACATCGCCGCAGGGCTTCTGACCCTGATCGCCGCCCTCGGCCTCACTGCCTACGGTTGGGGCCGGGCAGACAAGGGCGCCGCCATCCAGATCGACCGGGCCGCCCGACAGGTCGACGCCATCCGGCACGCCAAGGAGATCGAAGATGAAATACGTGATCGCACTGATGATGCTCTGGTCGATGGCCTCCTGCGGAACAGGGCTGGACCTGAGTGACGGGGACTTCTGCACACTGGCTGAGCCGCTGCAGACCGACAGCGAGGATCTGGCGAGACGGATCGTCGCTGAGGACCGGGCGCTGGCGGTTGGGCTGAACCGGCACAATGGGTTGGTGGAGAGATGCGATAGATCAACCATTTGATCTAAAACGAACCGCCCCGAAAATGTAATCGCATAGAAACGAGGGCGCCGATTTGTCAAATTCGATTATGCTATTAATAGTCGAGAACGTGCGCGGACACCAGCTGGCGCATTGCGATGCCGTCGGGCGAAGGCATCCGCTCCAACTCGCTCTGCGTATTTTTGCGTGTTGTCACGAATGTTTAGATTCGTTAAGGTTGAGTGCACGCATATTGGGGGGTAGAGAATGGCCAGAGTAACATATGCAGTCTCGGGTGGATCTGATGAATTGGATAATTTTAACTACCACTACTTCGCTCCTGACAGAAATAATATCTCGGAACATGTCATAATCAACGTTGATAATTTTAACTCGAGTGGAACTAATTTTAGGCACGACTTAGCACATTTTTACACTCGAGGTGGGAATGATGTTTTTGAATTTACAAATATAAATGATGTTGCAGGATTTGCAGTAATTCGTTTGGATGATTTCGACCCCACAAGAGATTCGTTCAAGGTCGGTGGCCAAACTTTTAGTGTCTACGATATCGGGTATTCTGGTCTGCAGATCGGTCAGATTATGGTGCATGTCGTTGAGTATCAGGAACAGCAGTGGCTGAGAATTCGCGATGCGCAGGGCGACTATGTGATGGTTGCGCTGCAAGGTGCGAGGTTGACTGAAAATTTAGAACCCGGAACTCTTGATTCTTGGAATATTGTTTCAAATTCTGATGAGGAAAGACACTTTCCATTTTTTGCCGACGTCTCTAACACTGATCGAGCCGATGAGGAAGATTGGGAAAGGGCTGATCTGACCATTGGTAGCTTACCTGTTACAATTTATACTGATGATTTTAATCAGGTTCCCTACTATGAGTTTAGTGCTTTCGAGCATTTATTGATCAGCCAAAGCTCTGGGAGTGGTAAAAGCAATATTATTTACGACCTTAAGGGAAATGAGGGTGCGATTTATGGCCTGAAGGGAAATGACGTCATTAACGGTCTGGCCCGTAACGATACAATCTACGGGGGTGAGGGTAATGACCTTATCGCAGGAGGTATCGATGAAGACTTGCTTTATGGAGGTCAGGGTGATGACAAGATCTGGGGTGGAACGCAAGACGACCGCCTGTATGGGGATGGTGGCAACGATACGCTGAATGGAAACGATGGGAATGACCAGCTCTGGGGCAGTGAGGGGAATGACCTTCTGAACGGCGGGATCGGGGCCGATACGATCCTTGGCGGCAACGGCAATGACACGTTGGTGATGGACAGCTTCGGGGATCGGCTGAGCGGCGGTGCCGGGATTGATGTCGTGCAGACGTCGGCCGGGATAAACCTGACAGACGGGGTGCAGGCGCTTGATACAAGCATTGAGAATGTGGCTCTGCTCGGAAGCGGCAATATTGATGCCATTGGGAACCAGCTCAACAACGTGCTGTCGGGTAATGCCGGTCATAACGGTATGATCGGTTATGGCGGCCACGATACTCTGTACGGCGGCGCCGGGAATGACCAGCTCTGGGGCAGTGACGGGAATGACCTTCTGAACGGCGGGATCGGGGCCGATACGATCCTTGGCGGCAACGGCAATGACACGTTGGTGATGGACAGCTTCGGGGATCGGCTGAGCGGCGGTGCCGGGATTGATGTCGTGCAGACGTTTGTCGGGATAAACCTGACAGACGGGGTGCAGGCGCTTGATACAAGCATTGAGAATGTGGCTCTG